TATGTTAATAACTTAGACAAAATTTTTGCAATTATGCTGAAGTTTTACAAATCAACACCATTTACTTCAATCTGCATGGCGCAAGGTGGTGATTTTATTGGTGGCGCAGGCAGTGGTTTAAGCAAAACATTCTTAGATGGTCAAATTTCACGCAAGGTAATGAATAGCTTTTTATGCTCAACTGACAGGCCATTTCAATTTGTAGGTAGAATTAATGAAGATGTCAATGCTTACTGTAGCTTTGGTTTTAGGGGTCATTTATTTATGACTGTTGCACAATTACGACTAGAGCAGAAACAAACACAGTCAAATGCGGGTGGTTTGACAGATATTTATTTAAACTATGGCACCTATGTCAAAAGTTTCTATACTGTTTTGTATAACCCGTCTAGCGTTAAAATAAGACAAATGGGTCAAAGCAATAAACGCTTGCACCATAGCATTAATTGGGACACAACTGTGCCTAAGATTATTTCAGAAAAGTTTAAGAAGAATGGAAATATACAAGCATCAATGCAAGGTGAGGCAATTACTTAAATACAGAAAGGAATGGGGCAGAGAAAAATTTAGAGCATATTTAGCTAAATACAATTTTGACAAACAAACTATTGCAGATTTTGTTGAGCAATGGGAACTAGGAAATAGGGGAGAAACAAACAAATGGATATTGAAAGATACATTGTCGCAGCAACAGGGCTTGGATATTTAGTAGTAGGTCTAGCTCAATACTTCAAAGGCTCGCCATCTAACGCATTTATATGGTTAGGTTACGCAGCAGCTCAAATTGGCTTATGGATGAATTTAAAATGAAAGATTACGACCCTAATGATGCGATTGACTTCATTTTCAAGAAAGCGCCAGATTATGCAACTGCAAAGGGCAGACTGGCAGAGCTTGAGGCTTTTAAAAGTAGTCTTAAGGCGATTAAAATGGCGCAAACAGACGAACAAAGTTTGGGCGCCCAAGAGCGAGAGGCTTATCGCAGCCAAGAGTACCAAGATTTATGCAAAGCTATTGGAGCTGCAACGGAACAAGCTGAGGCGCTTAGATGGCAGCTAGAAGCAGCTAAGATGCGCTTTGAAGCATGGCGCACTCAAGAAGCAAGCAACAGAAACATAGAAAGATTAACAAAATGACAGATTACTCTGAAAACTATTTACGCATACAAAAGCTGCTGAAGTGCTATCACAATGCAACACTTAAAAATCAGTACGAAAAAGCCACCAAAATAGCGCATGATTTAGCAGAAGAAACCATCAAGCTAGAATTTGCTACTTATGACCAAGTTAGAAAGCAATGGCTAAGCTAATGCGTAATGCGTATGCTACGCACACAGACTATGCAGAGTTTAAAGGTTTAATCCCTGCAAATCCTGCGTTGGTGCCTAGCAATGTAGATGGTATGCTTGAGCGCAAAGGTAAATTTTTAATTCTTGAATGGAAAAGACCAGGCGAAAAAGTAAGTGTAGGGCAAAAAATTATGCTGCAAGCATTAGCCGCTAAATCTGATTTTATGGTAATAATTATTTATGGCAATACAGACGATGAAACTGTTATAAATTCATATTGGCTGCTTACGCCTCATGGCGTACCTGTCAAAACAGGTGTAGGGTTTGAGTCTTTTAAACAATTTTACAAACAATGGTATGAATGGGCTGATGGCAACTAAAAATGAAAAGAAGTCACTTAATAAGATTGCAGAACTCGGATGTATTCTCTGTGCCGAAGTCCTTGGGTTTGAAGGCACTCCGGCAGAACTCCATCATGTGCGCCGGTATGGAACTAAACGGGCTACATCCCCTGTCTTGCCACTTTGCCCAGAACACCATCGTGGAAACACCGGCCTTCACGGACTGGGTGCAAAAGGTTTTGAAAATAAATGGGGCATTACCCAGGAGAGGCTCTTGGAGTGCGTCAATCAGAAACTTGGAAAGGGATATGAGTGAATGACATATTGCTTGCTTTTGGCGTGTTAGTTTTGTTGCTGCCCGCAATAGCTGTATGGATAAGTTTACAATTCTGACTCTTAAACTTTACAATCCTTGGTTTTTGTAAAGTATTGGCTACAATTCTAAGGGGTCAAAGCCTAATTCCGTAGCTACGAGTTTGCAACGAACTCTAAATGGTTTGCCATGTTGCATCCATTTGTCGCCTTTTTGACGATGAAAGCTAAGATGCACCATTTCATGGGCTAATGTAGTAATGACTGTGTAGTAATGCCCGCAGCGAGCAGACGAAATTGTGATGGTATGCTCGTAATCCTCGCCTGTGTCGTATAAGTAGGTACCCATAGTTTCTGGGTCAGCAGTCACAACAAAGTCAATTTCTTCAGGCACAGGCATTTTCCATTTAGTAAATGGATAACAGCAATAAAGAGAAGCGTAAAGGTTTTTAACAACCTCTGAATTTAATTTCATACTTTATGTATTTTGCCACGAAACTCAACTTCATCATCGCCCCATACACGCACCATTTCAGGCTGCAATAGTTTGCTGCGCTCAAACGACAGCATTACAAAGCCACTATTCCAGTCTTTAGGCGTGTCCTCAGTATATGAAAACTGTTGCCCGTTAGGGTCAGCAAGCGTGCCTGTTTGCACACCCCACCTTGTCCCATTGTAATCATTAAATGGAATGGCGCTCAAAACATGAGTATGGCCAGTAATCATATTGACCCCTGAGTTAACCGCATTGTTTCTGCCACCAGTCCAGCCACCTTTCCAACGATGCTTAATGCAAGTGTCCTCATTTACCCAAAATGACCAGCAAGGTGACCACATAGGAAAGTAGTCACGCAGCGATGTGCCAAATACACCTTCAAAAGTAGGCAAATTAGCAATGATTGACATTTCCAGTCTTTGGTCGTGGTTGCCCATTGGCCAAAACAATTTAGCACCTCTTGATACTGACTCAATTTCACCTAAATAATATTGGCAAGCGTCTAATTCTTCTTTGACAGTAGGTACTTTATTCCAATCCTGTCTAGGAAAACGACTTAAATTGGCGCCATCCAATGCGTCACCATTACAGACTATGGCAGTAGGCTTATATTCTTTAATCATCTCTATGAGTGCTTTAAACGCTGTAGTCGTTTCGTCAGGCCAAAAGTGAGCGTCACTAAATACAATAACTCGCCCTTTTTCTATGTCCATGCCTCTGCGTACATGACCTGGTGTTTGCTCAATTTTTTTAGCGTAAGCTGGGTTTTGACTTGCAAAAGTAGGCAACTCAATTTTTAAACGATTTTCTATTGACCTGCGCCTAGACATTACATTTCTTACTGCTATACCATGTATTTTTGCAAACTCTGCAGGACTGCCAACCTTATTCCAAGACTCTATCCATTCTTCATCTGTTAAGTGGTAGCCAGGCATGAATATTCCTATATAATCAATAAGTTACTGAATACTAACTGAAAAATATGACATTTGCGAAAAAAGTAGATAAAAACCAAAATGATGTTGTAAAGGCGCTACGAGATTATGGCGCTGATGTGCATTTACTTCACATGGTAGGCAAAGGTATACCTGACTGTTTAGTCGCTTATGAAGGACACACTATTTTAATGGAAATTAAAGATGGTGCTGATAAAAAATTTACACCTGACCAAATTAAATTTATTGCAAGCTGGAAAGGTGGGCTTTTATACAGAGTAAATTCAAGCGAAGAAGCTATAGAAGTATTAAAATCATTAAAAATGGAGTAATTTATGAATGAAACACAAAATGTCGCTATGTTTGCCGCTACTCTCTTGCATAGCAGCACTAATACTCATTTTTTCCATTGGTCAACAAATTCTTACTCACAGCATAAGGCTTTGGGCAAATACTATGATGAAATAATTGAGCTGGTAGATGACTATGTTGAGGCATACATGGGCTGTTACGAGCAGATTAAAGAATTTCCTAGCGTATATCACCAGCCTAAAGAACCGCTCAAGTATTTAGAGTCATTAAAGAGTTTTGTAAGTGAGGCCAACGCAGATTTGCCACAGAAACAAGAATTAGTCAATATTGTTGCAGAAATACAACAGTTAATTGACTCTACCATCTACAAACTCAAATATCTCAAGTAAGGATTCATTATGCCAATGGACAAATCAGGGTCAGCTCAATCAGTCGGCAAAAACTACAAAACTGAAGTAGCTGCTGGCAAGCCTAAAAAGCAAGCTATGGCTATTGCATTGTCCGAAGAGCGTACTCATGCTAAAGGCAAGCGTAAAGCTAAGTTAGAAGAATCCTACGCTAAATACTTAGAAACAAAATGAGTCGGCAAGACCAAATCCGTAGTGCGATGGCTAAGCATGATAAGCCTATTGCTCATAAAACTACAGGTAAGGGTAAGACTTATAACCCTACAGACAAAGGCGCAGGTATGACAGCCAAAGGTAGAGCTGAATACAACGCCAAGAATGGCAGTAACTTAAAAGCACCAGCACCACATCCTAAGTCAAAAGCAGACAAAGGCAGAAAAGCCTCATTTTGTGCAAGAATGTCAGGTGTAGTAGCTCATGCTAAAGGCCCTGCTGAAAGAGCTAAAGCGTCACTAAAGAATTGGAACTGTTAATGAAACCTGGCTTATATGCAAATATCCATGCAAAACAAGAGCGCATTAAACATGGCTCAGGTGAGCGTATGCGTAAAGCTGGCAGTAAAGGGGCGCCAACAGCAGCAGACTTTAAACAAGCAGCAAAAACAAGAAAACAAGTCATTACTGACAAAATGAAGGATATGTAATGAAACACATGACAAGAGATTACCCGCCTGAAAATGCTATGTTGCGCCCGCACAAAGAGTCAACGCTTGAGAAACAGCAGAAAAAGCGTCAAGACCATAATCCCCCATTAGAGCTAAATGACAGCAACATTCTTAACAGAAAAGCTAATCAACGCATGAAGCGTAAGCAAGCATTAATGGATGCAATGAACAAAAACCATGACCCTGACATTGTAGGATAATTGCTGTAGAATAAACCCCTTATAAATCAATTACTTGAGATTATATGGACAAAAAACTGTCGAAATCTGTTGAAGATAACCTAAATAGAGCAGGTAGAAAGCCAGGAGTGCCCAATAAAAGCACTACCGCAGCTAGGGAAGCGATTGCCAAGTTTGTTGATGGCAATGCACACAAAATGCAAGAGTGGCTTCAGAGCGTTGCTGACGGCATCCAAAACGATGAAGGTAAATACATAGTTGCACCTAATCCTGAGAAAGCATTTGGTATGCTACAGACTGTAATGGAATACCATGTGCCTAAACTTGCTCGTACTGAAGTAGTAGGAGATGACAAAGCACCACAAAGAATGGTTGTGTCTTGGAAGAAATAAAATACTTAGTCATTGGAATGATGATTGGTGGTGGTTATGTGTTATTTTGTTTTTTAATATTTATGTGGGCAGCAGGTTTATTTGATGACTGAGCCATTGCTAGAAGTAGAGCTAGACTACAAGCCTAGAAATGTATTCCTAGACTTTCACGAAAGAAGTCAACGATGGGCAGTAATAGTGGCTCATCGTAGGTGCGGTAAGACAGTAAGCTGCATTAACGAGTTGGTATACAAAGCACTTATAGAGAATAAAGAAGATGGTCGCTACGCCTATGTGGCGCCTTATTACAGCCAAGCCAAAAACATTGCATGGGACTACTTATTACGCTTTAGTAGACCTGTCATGGCTAAAGCAAACCAAAGCGAATTATGGGTAGAGCTAATAAATGGTGCAAGGATTCGTTTGTTTGGTGCTGATAACGCTGACAGTCTCCGTGGTTTGTATCTTGATGGCATAGTATTAGACGAGTATGCCGATATGCGTCCTAGAATATGGGGTGAGATTATTCGCCCGCTGCTTGCAGACAGATTAGGTTGGGCTGTATTCATTGGCACACCTAAAGGGCATAATGCTTTTTGGGACATATACAACAATGCGACTAAAGACAGCGATTGGTACGCTAAGACGCTAAGAGCAAGTCAGACTGGTTTAATACCAGCTTCTGAGCTACAAGACGCAGCTAAGTCAATGACGCAGGACCAATATCTACAAGAATTTGAATGTGACTTTGAGTCCGCAATTTTAGGTGCTTTCTATGGTAAGGAAATGCGCCAAATCACAGACCAAGGCAGAATTACAGATATTGAGTACGACCCTATGTTTCCTGTGCATACAGCATGGGACCTTGGCTATTCAGACGATACGGCAATATGGTGGTTTCAAGTAGTGCATGGTGAAATTCGTATGCTTGACTATCATTCGTCAAATGGTCAGCCTGTAGCGTTTTACTCAGGCATAATTCAGTCGAGAGAGAAAGAAAAAGGCTATGTGTATGGTACACATTACTTACCTCACGATGCACGAGCTAAGACACTTGCCTCAAATAGAAGCATAATTGAGCAACTTTCAGACAAAATTGCGTTAAAATCAATGAAAATTGTGCCAAGTTTGTCACTACAAGATGGAATTCAAGCAAGCAGATTGGCATTGACCAGGGCTTGGTTTGACCATAAGTGCGAAGATGGCATTGAATGTTTAAGGCAGTACCAGCGTGAGTACGATGAAGATAAGAAAGTGTTTAGAGATAAACCTAGGCACGATTGGACAAGCCATGGTGCAGACGCATTTAGGATGCTGAGTATTGCATGGAAAGAAGAAGCTAAGTTACCCTCGAAAGATGACTCGATTAAAGGGGTATTTGTAGGTAAAACCGATGTTAGCTTGAACGATTTGTGGAAACAAACGCCACAGACTTCAAGAGGGAGAATTTGATGGCGAATGATAAAGCTACAGTCAATCATACTTATGAGGACTGGTATAAAACAATTATGGGCTATGAGCGCAGCTACAAGCGTTGGGAAGCCAGAGTAGACCGCATTGTAAAGAAATATAAAGATGATAGCCGATACGACAGAAACCCTAATGCACGCTTCAACATACTCTGGAGCAATGTGCAGACTATACAGCCAGCTATCTTTGCAAGACTTCCTCGACCTGATGTTAGCCGTAGGTTTAGGGACAATGACCCAATAGGTCGTGTAGCGTCAATGATGCTTGAAAGAGCATTAGAGTTTGAGATTGAGCATTACGGTGACTACAAGTCAGCAATGAATAACGCTGTCTTAGACAGATTGTTAGGTGGTCGTGGTGTAGCTTGGGTGCGTTATGAGCCACATATTGTAGGTGAAGAAGCTGGCGCAGAAGATATGCCTGATGACGGGCTAAGCGTAACTGAAGATAGTGACGAAGCTGAAACACCAGAAGCAACAGAAATTGAGTCACAAGAGCGCATTGAGTATGAGTGCTGCCCTGTTGACTATGTCCATTGGCGTGACTTTGGGCATACGATTGCTCGCACATGGGAAGAAGTAACAGCAGTCTGGCGCAGAGTGTATATGTCTAGGCCTGCGCTTGTTGAGCGTTTTGGTGAAGAATTAGGTTATAAGATACCGTTAGATACAAAGCCTGATGACTTAAAACAGTCGTACAAGTCTGATGATGGAGTATATGAAGCGGTGATATACGAAGTCTGGGACAAAGAAACAGGCAAAGTATTATGGATTTCTAAGTCACTCGGCAAAATTGTTGACGAAAGAGATGACCCGTTAGGTCTTGAAAACTTCTGGCCATGCCCAAAACCACTATATGCAACACTAACAACTGACTCTTTAGAGCCTATTCCTGACTTTACTATTTATCAGGACCAAGCAAGAGAATTAGATGTTTTATGCGACAGAATTGATGGCTTGATTAACGCATTGAAAGTGCGTGGTGTATATGACGCTTCAGCAAGTGAGCTACAACGCTTATTCTCTGAAGGCGAAAACAACACCATGATTCCAGTAAGTAACTGGATGGCTTTTGCTGAGAAGCAAGGCATGAAAGGTGCGATTGATTTAGTAGATTTAGCGCCATTTGCAAGCGCATTAATGTCATGCTATCAAGCAATGGACCAAGTTAAAGGTCAAATTTATGAATTAATGGGTATTGCAGACATTCAGCGTGGTCAGTCTGACCCTAATGACACGCTTGGCGCCCAAATCATTAAATCAAATAATGCAGCAGGTCGCTTAAAAACTCAGCAGCACGCAGTCGTTGACTTTGCTACTAGCTTGTTAAGCATTAAAGCGCAGATTATTTGCAATCATTTTACTGATGACACGCTTGTTAAGATTTCTGGCGCAATGCAGTTATCTGACCAAGATAAACAACTTATTCCGCAAGCGATTGAGCTATTGCGTGATGAGTGCGCTAAAAACTTTAGAATTGAGGTCACTTCTGACTCAATGATTTACCAAGATGAGCAGCAAGAAAAAGCTGATAGAACAGCATTTTTAGCAGCAGTAGGTCAATTCATGCAAATGGCCCTGCCAGCAGCTACTCAAGCACCTGAATTAACACCAATGCTAATGGAAATGCTAAAGTTTGGCGTAACAGCATTTAAAGCTGGCAAACAATTAGAAGGCATTATTGACCAAACTGCTGATGATTTGCGTAAACAGTACGAGATGACTAAAGGTCAGCCTAAGCCACCAGCACCTGAGATTCAAAAAGCGCAGATGGAATCACAAGCTAAGATGCAACAGATGCAGATGCAAGCACAACTTGAGCAGCAGAAGATGCAAGCACAAATTGAGGTTGAAAAAGCTAAACAAGAGTTCCAAGCACAAGAAAATCAGCTTAAATTCCAGCTTGAAGAACAGCGTAATCAGATGGACAGAGAGATGGAGCTAAAAGTAGCGCAGATGAAGATGATGACAGAGCGCAACACTCAAGTGCTGTTAGCTCACATTAACAATGGCGCTAAGATTGAAGTAGCTCGTATTGGCTCTGATGACTCTGATGGCGCAATGGCTTATGCAAATGAAGAAGATATGGCACAAGCTATGCAACATCCTATGCAGCCTATTGCAGACGCTATTGGTCGTGGCAATCAAGAGATGGCAGGCGCAATCAGTCAATTAGTTAACACAATTAATGAGCAAAATAATCGACCAAGAACAATCGTAAGAGGTCCTGATGGTCGTGTAACTGGAGTCCAATAATGGCTATTACAGTCAAGCATACCAAGGTTTCAACGATACCTGATGGGGATGACACAAGTGTTGTACGACCAAGTGATTGGAACGCAGACCATCAATTAGTAGGTACTGTACCTGTAGCCAATGGTGGTACAGGCGCAGCTACATTGACTGGCTATGTAAAAGGCAATGGCACTTCAGCGATGACTGCTGCTGCGACTATACCTAATACTGATGTTACGGGCTTAGGCACAATGTCAACGCAAAACAGTAATAACATAAATGTTACTGGTGGCACAATGTCAGGCGTTACAGTAACGGGCTACATACCTACTACTGAAAAAGCAGTAGCTAATGGTGTTGCTACATTAGATGGCTCAGGCACAGTACCTATTAGTCAATTACCAGCAGCAGTTTTAGGCGCATTAAGTTATCAAGGAACATGGAATGCCAGCACAAATACTCCTACTCTTACTTCGTCTGTTGGCACTAAGGGTTACTACTATGTGGTATCTGTTGCTGGTAGCACTAATCTTAACGGGATTACAGATTGGCAAGTGGGTGACTGGGCTGTTTACAATGGGTCAGCATGGCAAAAAATAGACAATACAGACGCAGTAACTTCTGTCAACGGATATACAGGTACAGTTGTTTTAACTAATACAGACATTAGTGGCTTTGGCACTATGTCAACTCAGAATGCCAATGCCGTAGCAATTACAGGTGGTGCTATTGATGGCACAACAATTGGTGCAACAACTACAAGCACAGGTAAATTTACAACCTTAAACGCCTCCACAAGTCTTACTACACCTATAGTACAAGCATCAAATTCAGGTGGTTTATCCCTTAAAAACTCTGCTGGCACAACCCAAATCAGCATGGGCGCTGGCGGGGGCGATAATGCGTCAATCAATGTTTCTACAAATATTAATGGTGTAAACGCACAAATAGACATTAGCCCTACTGGTACTGGTCATGTCCATATAAATCCTACTGGCGTTAATTCAATCCAAATAAACCCTACTTATGTAGGAACAATGGACAATATGACTATTGGTGCAACAACGCCAAAAGCCATTACAGGAACAACCATAACTGCTACCACTTTTAGCGGTTCAGGTGCAAGCCTTACCTCTATCCCTAATTCAGCCCTTGTAAACTCTGCCATTACTATTAACGGCACAAGCACAAGCCTTGGTGGGTCGATTTCAGTAGGAACAGTTACTAGCGTTACTGGTACAAGCCCTGTAGTGTCTAGTGGTGGAAATACACCTGCTATTTCAATGCCAGCCGCAACAAGTAGCGTAAATGGTTATTTGACTAGTGCTGATTGGACTACATTTAATGGCAAACAACCTTCTGGAACTTATGTCACTTCTGTAACGGCAACTAGTCCTGTTACAAGCACAGGCGGTACAACGCCAACTATTGCAATGCCAGCAGCTACAACTTCTGTAAGTGGTTATTTAACATCTACAGATTGGACTACATTTAACAATAAAGGCTCAGGTACAGTTACTTCTGTAAGTGGCACAACAGGTCGCATTACATCAACAGGTGGCACAACTCCTGTATTAGATTTAACTTCAGGCATAGCTACTGCAGGCACAACTGGCTCAAGCAGTTTAATTCCTGTAATTACTATTGACACTTATGGTCGTGTAACAACTATTACTACTGCTTCAAATCCACAAGGTACCGTCACCAGCGTAGGTGGCACAGGCACAGTTAATGGATTAACATTAACTGGTACTGTCACATCGTCTGGCAATTTAACGCTTGGTGGCACTTTAGATTTGTCTAGTCCACCCGCTATTGGTGGCACAGCAGCAGCAGCTATAACAGGCACAACAATTACTGCTACTAAGTATGTAGGCGTGTCTGGTGGTACTTTTTAAATGTTTCAAACAGCTTTTCAAGTAAATGCGTTTCAGAATGACGCTTTTCAAATTGTCATTACACCTGTTACACCTACAAAGTTTGGTGGGGATGATGCGCCATATACAAGAGAAGAATTAAAGCGTCTTAAAGGCATTCAGAAGAAACTGCGTCAAGCAGAAGAAAAGCGTATTGCAGCACTCAAGTCTGATGCTGAAAATCGCAAGCAAATTATTGCTGATTTAGTAGACCCAAAACCCGTTGCAAAGAAACAACAAACTAATATACAATCCAATCAAGAAGTTAGCGTTGATATACCGTCAAACCTAGCAAATATTGACCGATACATCGCTAATCTTGTAACGCAACAACAAGACTTGCAAAACGCTGTATTGATAAGAGCTGCAAAACTCAGATTAGAGCAAGAGTTAGCAATCTTAGAAGTGAAGCGTCAAGCAGAATTAGACGATGAGGAAGCACTATTAGCACTCTTACTTTAAACCCGCACACAGAATACAAAAAAGCATACGAACACCTGCACGCTGGTCGTTTAGACGCTGGTTTTAGACTCTTTGAATATAGATGGCACCCTGAGATTATTGCTAATCAAGCGCAGCCATATCATCAAAAGTTAAAAATGCCTGTTTGGCGAGGCGAAAGTCTTTTAGGCAAGACAATTACTGTGCAAGCAGAGCAAGGCTTTGGCGACATCATTCAATATGCACGCTTTTTGCCTTTTTTAAAGGTGATGGGAGCTAAATCTGTTGTTTTATTACAACATGGCTCATTACATACGCTGTTTGGTCAAATGGAATGTGTTGATACATTCACAAATATGCCAGAAGAGGGTATTGCAACAGAGTCAGACTACTGGATTGGCATAATTTCTTTGCCTTATTACATTAGTTTGGCGCCCGCATACGCTAGAGCGTTGTTTCCATGCAACTTACACAAGATTGTAGGCTCAGAAGGCTATTTAGACGCTATTCCAAGCAATATTCCTCAAAAACTCGCAGTAAATTGGTCTACTTCAAAAGGTCTTTTGCACTATGTACGCACTATGCACCCCGAAAAGATGCTTGAGCTAGTAGGTCCTGACGCTTATTCGTTTAATCCTGAAGAAGATAGGTTTTGGTCACCACTTCCTAAAGACGGATGGCAAAAAGACTGGAATAAGACTGCAAGTCATCTTAAAGCGTGCAAAGGTCTAGTGACTGTAGATACAGGTATAGCACATTTAGCTGGTGCTTTGGGTGTAAAGACTATTGTAATTATGCCTAAGAAAGAATTTAAGTGCTGGCGATGGAAACACGGCACATGGTACAACTCTGTAGTAACTGTTGAAGAAGAAGAATTGCACAAAATACCCGATTTGATAAGGAGAATGTAATGGCATTAGTAAAAGTCACGGTAACTTGCCCGCATTGTAAGATTGCCCATGAAGAATATGACGCAGCGCAATATGATGACAAAGAGCATTATCTTGCTTACTGGAATATCCCATTTAATACACCTGAAGCTGAAGAAGCGTGGCAAGCAAAGTTAAGTATGTCACCTAAAGAAGCACCAATGGTAATGTCTGACATACCAGGTCATATTTCAATGGCTGATGGCTCATGGGTAGATAGTCGTAGCAAACACAGAGAAAACCTAAAACGCAACGGTTGTATTGAATTAGGCAACGATGTGCCTATGCAGCAAAAAGCACCAGAAATGAGCAGACAGTCACAAGAAGCGCGAAAGCGTCAAATTGCAGAGCTGGCATACGCCAAATTACGATAACCCATTGGAGAAACCATGTCAGAAGAAAACTTAGACCGCAGAGATTTATTAGAAGCTGCATTAGACGCAGCAGAGGAAGGCACACTTGAAGCACCCATCGAAAAAGACATTGAAGTGGCTGAAAAGGACGACATTTCCAAGGAGTCCGCTCAAGAGGAAATTAGCGCACAAGATAACGAAGAAATTGCCGAAGATGCTGAGCCTGTTGAATTTAAGGATGAGGATGAGGCGCCGAAGGAGAAAATAACTCGCCCATCTACATGGAAAAAAGAATATGTCCAAATATGGGACAAAATGGAAGCTGGCGAGCAGATTAGTAAAGAAGATTTCACTAAATTTGCTGAATACGCCAATCAGCGTGAGTCAGAATACAAAAAAGGCGTAAGCACTTATAAAGCTGAAGCTGACAGAGCTAGAGGCTACGAAGAAGCTATTGCTCCATTTGTACCTGAGCTGCAAGCACAAAATATTAGCCCTGCTGCATGGATTAATAACTTAGGTCGTGCCCACATGGTATTAAGTAAAGCACCATACGAGCAGAAAGTCCAAATGTTTCAGCGACTTGCACAGGATTATGGTATACAATTAAATGGTGAAGGTGTTGCGCCTATACAACAAGACGCATATACTCAACAACTGATGAACCAATTAAATCAAGTTAATCAAGAAGTTTCATCTATTAAGAGTCGGTTTCAACATGAAGAAAACCAACGCTTAACAAATGAAATTGAAAGAGTAAGAAGTGATGCGGAGAAATTCCCGCATTTTGATGTGGTAAGGGAAGAAATGGCTCAATTACTTGAGCTAGGGAAAGCCCAAGACCTAGAAACGGCCTACAAGAAAGCCGTGCGTATGAATGATGATGTATGGGCATTAGAGCAAGATAGACTCTTGAAAGAAGCCAAACAATCAGCACTCAAAGCACAGCAAGTAGCGAAGGCTAAGGCTGCTGCGGTTAGTCCAAAGTCCACTACACCTAGTGGAAAAGTGAGTAATCCAGAAGATAAAAAGGATAGACGGTCTTTGATAGCCGAAGGATTAGGTGAGGCAATGAGCCGTCGGGTTTAACTAGCCAATTTTGGCACATTTTTTTAAGGATATATCATGGCATTCGCTAACTCAGCAATTACAGATATTATCGCCACAACTATTCAAAGTCGTAGCGGTGAATTGGCAGACAACTTAACACAAAACAACGCTATTCTTCAGCGCCTACAACAGAAAGGCAATGTACGCCCTTTTTCAGGCGGTAATGTAATCCTGGAAGAGATTATGTATGATGACAGCGCAACCAACAATGCAAACAGCTATAGTGGGTACGAGGTTTTAAACATCGCCCCGGATAGCCCTATCTCTGCGGCACAATACAAAATTGCTCAGTACGCTGATGCAGTTACTATGTCTGGTCTTGAGATGTTGCAAAACAGCTCTAAAGAAGCAATCATTGATTTGTTAGATGGTCGTATGCAAGTTTCAGAAGCCCGCTTGTTAAACAGAATTTCTGGTGACTTGTACGGCAATGGAACAGGCAACGGAGGCAAGAATTTGGATGGTCTAGGCGCTGCTGTTGCAGTATCACCATCAACTGGCACTTATGGCGGTATCAATCGTGCTGTGTGGACTTTCTGGCAAAACCAGATTACTACAGGGGCTACTTCTGCAAACATCTTGTCAAAAATGACTGACGCTGCTATCAAACAGATTCGTGGCACAGACAAAGCTGACTTGATTGTTGCTGGTAACACAATGTATTCCTACTATGTAGGCGCATTGCAGTCTATTCAGCGTATTGCTGCTGAAGAGTCTGGCGCTGCTGGTTTTGCTTCCCTCAAGTTCTACGGTGGCGGTACATCTGCTGATGTGGTATTGGGTGGTGGTTATGGTTCACAAGAAACAGCTACATATATGTATAT